CAGACAGATGAAGCAAAGAATTATAATGCAGAGATTCGGCGTCAAAAAAATATTGCTTCTAAGCAACGTGGAAAGATGAGCAAAGCAACGTCTCGTGCTGATATGGTTGCCGCTATGAATCGTCATATGAAAGCGAAAAAGAACCAGAAGTCGTTGACTCGTGCCCAAGCACATATGGAAGAAGTCCAACTTTCAGAGAAATACGAAGTCGTTAATGTAAAAACAATCAATGACTCTGGCGAAGACAAAGCAATCAGCTATGGTCGAAGAAAAGGCTATAAAGACGCTGGTGTCATTGGAGATTCTCCCATCAAAGCAATGGTTCTGTTTCATCTAAAGCCTGCAGACAAGAAAGACCTTAAAGGTGCTAACATTAAAGCAGGCGAGCAAGTGTTCCGCTATGCTACTCGCTCAACAGTTTCTGGTGATATCTTCCCGCTGATTAAAGTCAATCTCAGCAAAGGCATGGTTTACTATCTCACACAAGAATCATCTTCAGGCGATATCGATGAAGTTAAATTCGAAACGCGCGGAGCTAAGTTGAAGTTTGCTCGCATGGTCTCTGGTGTTGCAGAGTCAGTTGAACTGTCTGAAAAGTCTGTATCACAAGCACAACAGAAAATGATGGGCATGGCGCTTGCATATAAGCGCGGTGAAATGGATAATGCTTCCGATGAAGTTAAGAAACTTGCGAAGTCGATGTCCGAAAAAGATTTAGAGGATTTCGCAAAAACTAAACATAAGGGGCTACCTATGAAAAAAGTAGATGAAGCAAAAGTGGACGGAGTTGAGAAGGGTTCACTTGAAGGCGATCAACATATGTGCGCGACAAAGATCATGCACAACGAGTGGAACGAAGGCACTCCACTGACTGGCGAACACGCTGTACCAGATGAGAACGGTCATGTCTCTTGGTACAAAGTAATGTTCGAACATGGCATTGAAACTGTACACGTTGATGATGAGAGTGTAACAGTATTGATGCAAGAAGGTCATGGTAGTCATAAGAAAATGAAGAAGGAATCTTTCCTATCGTTCAGTGATTATATTTCTGAGAAAAAGAAACTATCACCTGCTCAGTTAAAGCACATGGACGTTGACGATGATAACGACATTGACGGCGAAGACCTTGCTAAAATTAGAGCAAAAAAGAAATAGGAAACTAGAATGTCATCGTTTGCTGATTTAAAGAAAAAGGCTAAACAGGTAGCAAACTTGCCGCCTGTGACTGCTGGTTCTGAAAAGAGTGAAGACGGACCTAAGATCAGTAAGAAAAAATCTTTTGCTGATTTAAAGAAACAGGTCAGACAAGAAGTGGAAACACCAGCGCCTGTTGAAAAACCAAAGATCAGTAATGATATAAATACAAGAGAATTTGATTCTAAAAAAACTTATCTCGTGGTTAATGGTAAACCAAAAGAGATTAGTAAAAAATCAAAATATTTACTAGACATGTTAATCATAGAAGAGGATAACTAAAATGGCACTATGGGGTTTAACAGACGCTTCGGGGTCAGCACCTAAATATACCACGACTGCCGCTAACGGTAACACTGGTTCACAAGACTTCGGTACTGTTGTCTTTGGTGTTGATGAAAATGAATCACGGGCGGCTAGAAGCGATGGAAAAGGTTCTGTTGCTCCTGGTTGGGTACGCAAAGTAACTGGTTCTGGCGGTCGCGCTGGTCGAGTGACACACGAAACATTGGTGGCAATGTCAAGTCAAGGCGGCATTTCAACTGACGCTGAAGACGTAGCATTCCCTGATCTGAATATTGTAGTGTCTTCACAGCCAGCGGCAGTTTCAGTAACATCTCCCGCAGACGCAGTATTCACAGTGACGGCAGCTACAGTTCCAACAGGCGGAACAATCAGCTATCAGTGGCAAGTTTCTACTGATAGTGGTAGCACCTGGGCAAGTACAGTTGATGCAGACGGCACTAGTGCTACGTTGACAGTAATATCTACTGACGCTGAATACGTAACTGCGAATCAGTTCCGAGTAGTGATGACTGCAACGGGCGCAGATAGTGTAACATCTTCAGCCGCTGAATTGACTGTTGCTTAATCAATAATACCCCACACGCCTCTACTTACAAAGTATGCGCACCACGTGGGGTTTACTCTTTAGGTAGATAATGAAAATACTGAATGAGAATAATTTTTTGTTATATGCCGCCGCTAACTATACTAATAATGTGAAGTATGATATCGATGAATTCAATGAAGATTTGAATCGATTTAAGTATATAAAAAGATTGTTCTCGCGTTATACTGAGAACAAAGACTTAAAAGAAAGATTGATATTGAATCATATATTGACACTGTATAATGTATTTGAAACGAAAGCATTAACAAGAATGCTTTTCTTTAGAGTGAACGAATGTCACTGGCCACACTTAAAAACGTTCTTAATATTTTTAGGTAAAATGCCAGACAAGATTGACGCTTTAGATGCACACGGCGACATAATAAGCTCAGAGATATCAGTCGATTTGTTCATTGCAAACAGACTAAGGGAACTATAATGGCTAAAGGCGTTATTGACATATTCAACATCTACCAGTTTCTAAAGAGGCTGGTGTCACCATTTAAAAACTGGGACGCTTATAAGCTAGGTGTAATTGATGCTGATGGTAAAGTAATTTTGCCTAAAGATGAAAGAACAACAGAACAAGACAGATCATGGGGCTATTACGATAGACTTCTCGCGAATCTTAAAAAACTGCTAGGCAAGATTCCTGGCGGTAAAACAAGAATTGCATCGTTTGCCGCGGCACTGCTTCTGTTGAGAGAAGAGAATTTAGATCCAGATGATTTAGATTATCTGGAAGAATGTCTGCATGATTATATGAATCATGTTGATATGCTCATGGAAGAAGTACCAACAAATATAGCAGGCAGTGGCTCAGTCGCTGGCATTGGTGTAGGCGATGACGGTGAGCCAGGAATTAAAAAGAAGAGAAAGACAAAGCCGCTGACTAGACACTACATCGAAGTGAATGGTGTGAGGAAAAGGCAGGTACGTGGCTAGATTATATGTATTAGGTTTCATTCTGTTATTGTTAAGTGGTATTGTTGGTGGTGCGTACTATTATTATACAGATACACAGAGCAGAATTGCAACACTTACGAAAAAGAATTTAGCGTTAGAATTAGCGGCACAAGAATGTACTGATACGCTGGATCAAGTACAACAAAATTATTCTGAGATAAGAAGAAATTTGACAGCGTTACAAGCAGAGCTAAATAAATCTGAGACATATAGAAGTGAATTGCAAGATAAGTTAAGAAGACACGACTTAACGAGACTCACACTAGAGAAGCCAGGACTAATAGAAAGAAGAGTTAATGATGCAACTAAAAAAATATTTGAAGATTTGGAATCTGATACTTCTCAGTAGTGTTTTATCTGCGTGTTCGAGTCTTGAAACTGTTGTTGTAAAGACACAATACGTAGAGAAAGAGATACCAATACAGAGCAGACCGAAAGGCGTCAATCTGTATGATGTAAAACTTTATGCTGTAACAAAAGAAAATCTTGAAGAATTTTTAATCAAATATGAAGATGTACATGGTGAAGTGGTATTTTTTGCAATAAGTGTACCAGACTATGAAAATCTGTCGCTGAATGTCAGTGAATTGAAGAGATATATTGATCAGCAAAAAGCCTTAATAGTGTATTATGAAGATAGTATTAGAAATAAAGAGGAACTTCCAGAGACAACCTCGGAAGTAGTCCAGGAAGGACCAATAACTTCATTCAAAAATACACTAGGAATAGGAAAAAATGTCAGCCAATAATTCACCAGTCGAATCGTCATTCAGAAGAGCAATGGACGATAAGCGTCTCGATAGAATAGAGAAGAAGATAGATCAGCTAAGTGACGCGATGATTTCACTCGCTCGTGCTGAAGAGAAACTAATTGCCATCGAAAAAAATAATTTTGCGCAATATGAGCGTATGAATGCGCACTCTATTAAGCTGGATGACATCGAGCAGAGGCTTATTTCTTCAGAAAAATCACTAGCAATCTTTACAAAACTGTACTGGATTGCAGTATCAGTTGCGGGTGCCGCATTAGCCTCACATTTCTTCCAAAATTGATTGACAAGCCATAGGAGATTTGGTATAATCTCAGTGTAATCAATCAATTCTTAGGTAATGTTTATGTGGCTTGATAAGAAATACATTGGCATGATTTCGTCTCGTCTTGAGAAATTCAAGACAGTAAATCAGAAACTCTATAACTTCCGTTGCCCTTTCTGTGGTGACTCTCAAAAGAACAAAAGCAAAGCACGTGGATTCTTCTTCGAGAAAGATCACGGTGGCTATCTCTATCATTGTCATAACTGTAATATTACACTAGGCATAGACAAATTTCTAGAGTCTGTTGACAAAACTTTATTCAAAGAATATGTCATGGAAAAGATGGCATTGAAAGGTGGTACTCGCGTCAAGACTGACGTTGAAGTATTCGCAGACAAAATGAAGAAGCCAACTTTTATTAAGGCAACTGCTCTTAACTCACTCAAGAAAATCTCACAACTGAATTGGGATCATCCTGCTAAAAAGTATGTGTCAGAACGACTCATACCAAATGCATATCATTCTAAACTATTCTATGCGCCTAAGTTCAAGAAGTTTGTCAACTCAGTGTTACCTAATAAGTTCGAGAGTGAAGCAAATGATGAACCAAGATTGATCATACCATTTCTCGATGAAGAGAAGAATTTGTTTGGCTTTCAAGGCAGAGCATTCTCTGATAACTCGATTCGCTATATCACAATCATGCTAGATACTAGTAAGCCGAAGATTTTTAATCTGGACGCATGTGATCGAAATAAAATACACTATATATTTGAAGGGCCAATCGATGCGATGTTTGCTGAGAACTCGCTCGCTATGGCTGGTGGTTCAATCGACTGGAATTATGTGAATGAAAATTCTGTTTTTGTATATGACAATGAACCACGCTCAAAAGAAACCTGTGCTAAAATACAGAAAGTGTGTGATATGAACCACAAAGTGTGCATTTGGCCAGAGAACATAAAATCAAAAGACTTGAATTTGATGATACAAAGAAAAGAAGTGACTGATGTTAACAAGCTCTTATTCGATAATATCTCTTCTGGTCTAGAAGCAAAACTCTGCTATACTGTTTGGAAGAGAGCATGATCGACATACCCATAAAGAAATTTCCAACTCCTTTTAATCAAGACTTTCTTGATAAGTGTTTTCTACAGAAAGACGGATACAATAGACATGGAATAGTTCATGATCTAGAGTTTCTGGATTATCTGAGAGAAAATTATAAGAACATGAAATTTCGTGATGATTATCGCATGTATAACTTATTTCAAACTAGGAGATATCATACACACAGCGATGATAAGTGTGAAAAATATTTTAAAGACTTCAAAGAAAAATATGGTCTTAAAGATATGACACACTACATACTAGAGTACACAGAAGGTTCTTTCGCCAAAGTACATGAAGATAATCTTTCAGAGTTGACTTTAGTTACGTTACTCGACATTGAAGATGGAACAGTCGGCGGCGAAGTAATTACTTATGGCGGAGCATGGATTCCTAAAAAAGAAACACGCGAAAACATGGTGGTAAGTCAAGCTGAATGGTCAAAAATGTCTAAGACTGACAAGGCTGTAAAGTTGACAATGATGCCGTCAGTTGCTAAACTGAATGTTAATGAAACTATATCATATGGCAATAGAGCGCAACATGGTGTAACTCAACTAAGAACAGGCAGAAGATTAGTCCTTGTTCAATGGTGCTACTACAACTTCACCCGTGAAGAAAAAGGAGTTGATTGATTATGAAACTAGTAACAGAATTTTTTTCTAAAGAAAATAAAAGAAAAGCAATCATATACCAAGATGAGTATCACTGGGCAGTCGCTATGTACAATAATGATAAACTTTGGAAAACAGAGTTGATTACAGACCACTCTTTGTGTTATGCTGAAGACTTAGCTGAAAACTTCGTCTTGAAATATGGAGCTTTCAAAGATGAGGTGTAAATGGATTCACTCGAACATACGTTTATCAGTCTTGCTGTAATAGTCATATCATATGCAATAGGATCATCAATAGGTTATGCTAGAGGCGCAAACGATGGCTTTGCCGACGGCGCTGAAAGTGGTATCAGCGCGATATTAGTAAAACTCCACGAATTATATGGAATGCAGTTCAAGGTTGATTTAAAAATAGATACGGAAGAAGATGAAGAACTATGAATATACAGGTAATTAAAAGAAACGGTAAGCGTGAAGAACTTGATCTGGACAAGTTTCACAGAGTAGCACAATTTGCGTGTGAAGACCTAGCGGGTGTTTCTGCTTCTGAGTTGGAAATTAAAACACACCTGCAAGTGTATAACAACATTAAGACTAAAGACATTCAAGAGACATTGATTCGAGCGGCGTCTGATTTGATTTCAGAAGAATCGCCAAACTATCAATATGTCGCTGGTCGTCTTGTCAATTATGCATTGCGCAAAGAAGTCTATGACAACTTCAATCCACTATCGCTTCACAATATTGTGTCTAGAAATGTTAGCACTGGATACTATGATAGCAATCTTCTAGAATTTTATTCTAAAGAAGAATTTATTGAACTGGATGGCCATATCAATCATGACCGCGATTTCAATCTCACGTATGCGGCAATGGAGCAGATGCGTGGCAAATATCTTGTAAAGAATCGTGTTACTGGTGAAATCTTTGAGACACCGCAGATTGCTTACATGTGTATTGCGATGACGTTGTTCTGCAAGTATGAGAAGAGCATACGTATAAAATACGTAAAAGACCTTTACGATTCTCTGAGTCTTTTCTATATCAGTCTACCAACACCTATCATGGCGGGAGTACGAACGCCTCAACGACAATTTTCGTCTTGCGTACTTATCGAGACGGACGATTCACTGGACTCTATCAATGCAACATCTTCGGCAATTGTTAAATACGTTTCTCAAAAAGCTGGTATCGGCATCGGTGCCGGTCGCATCCGTGCTGTTGGTTCTCCTATTAGGAACGGTGACACTTCTCACACTGGCGTTATCCCTTTTTATAAACTGTTCCAGAGTTCTGTTAAGTCCTGTTCACAGGGCGGTGTCAGAGGTGGCGCGGCGACTCTCTACTATCCGATCTGGCACTACGAAGTAGACGATCTACTCGTATTGAAAAACAATAAGGGTACCGAAGAGAACCGTGTTCGCCATCTAGATTACGGCGTACAGTTCAACAAAGTAATGTATGAGCGTCTGCTTTCTGGTGGTGATATCACTCTGTTCTCACCTGGCGATGTGCCTGATCTATATGAGGCTTTCTTTACTGACAATGACAAGTTCCGTGAACTCTATGAGAAATATGAGCGCGCCTATTCGATTCGTAAAAAGACTGTGAAAGCTGTTGAGTTATTCAGTGCATTCGTTCAAGAGCGTAAAGATACTGGACGCATCTATTTGATGAATGTTGATAACGCGAATGATCATTCTTCATTTGATCCTACAGTAGCACCTATCAAGCAAAGCAATCTATGCTGTGAAATTAATTTGCCTACAAAGCCGCTAGATAATATTTCAGATGAAGAAGGCGAGATTAGTCTATGCACACTCGCGGCAATCAATTGGGGTAAGATTCGCAGAGTAGAAGATTTCGAGAAGCCATGTATGCTCGCTGTTCGCTGTCTTGATGCATTGCTCGACTATCAAGATTATCCTGTACTTGCGGCACAGATCAGCACAATGAATCGTAGACCGCTTGGCGTAGGCATCATTAATTTTGCATACTGGCTTGCAAAGAATGGCACAACTTATCAAGATCCAAATCTTGAAATGATTCATCAATATACCGAAGCATGGTCGTACTACTTGATCAAAGCGTCTGTTGATCTTGCCAAAGAGAAAGGCGCTTGTCTGAAATCAGAAGAAACAAAGTACAGCAAAGGTATTCTTCCTATCGATACATACAAGAAAGACGTTGACGAACTAGTCAAGCCTGTGTATAATATGAACTGGGAAGCACTTAGGCTTGATCTGTTAGAGTACGGCATTCGAAACTCGACATTGATGGCTCTAATGCCTGCTGAAACTTCAGCGCAGATCAGTAACAGTACAAACGGCATTGAACCGCCGCGTTCGCTCGTGTCTGTGAAACAATCGAAAGATGGCATATTAAAGCAAGTCGTTCCTGAGTTTCAGCGTCTCAAGAACAAGTATGATTTGCTATGGGATCATAAGTCGCCTGATGGTTACTTGAAGATCATGGCTGTATTGCAGAAGTTTATCGATCAAGGTATTTCTGTCAATACATCCTATAATCCATTACATTATCAAGATGAAAAAATTCCATTGAGTGTACTGATTAAAGATATTCTTAACTTCTACAAATACGGTGGAAAGCAGTTGTACTACAATAACACTTATGATGGTGCAGGTGAAGTTGAAGATAAAACTACTACGCCACTGTCTAGCACTGACTCTCAAGATGATTGTGAATCGTGCAAAATTTAAGATTATAAATATCTAGCAATCTAATTTTTGGAGAAACAAAATGAGTCTTTCGGTAATCGATCTTACAACACATCCAGACATTGATACTAACGTATCAATGATGACATCTGACTTGATGTTCGGTGATGTGCCGTTTAATAGTTTGACACCACTTTATATTGAATCAAAGTCCGAATTTGAGTATGGTAGAGTTTCAGTTATAACTCCTAATAATCCAGGACATTCACTTATGTTGAATCATGTTCAAAATATTGCTGGAGCATATGATTTTCAGGCAGTAGTCGGAATGTTCATGATAATTTCACCCGACGTCCCTAGCCATACAACAAATTTATTTGTTAATTCTAGTTGTATGCTTTTTTCTTTTGATCTAGATACTGTATCTAATGCTATCGAATATGGAACAGTTGGTCAAGAAGATTTAACGCTTGATACAGAAGTTATTAACGTGACTATTAATGGTGTTGAAACACAAACTGGTAGTATAGCCAAAACAACATTGACTAATGAGATTGAAGAATTAAGTAGTCAAGTTTTGCCCAGGCATTCAATTATATCTGGAACCGCATTTAAAGTTAACAGAGTTTTTGCAAACAGACAAGCGAGTATTCTAGTAACGCTTCAGTAAAGGAATATATTATGAAAGTAACTTTGATTAGTCACAGTACATGTGACGCTAGTATTTTGCCTGTTACCACAAATGCCCAACGAGATAAAGACATAGAAAATCTTGTAGCATATTGTGCGCGAGTGAGTAACCCTAGCAATCAGATAAATGTCGAAACTAACGACAGACTTCTAAATTATCTCATCAAACATAAACACTGGTCACCTTTCGAGATGGTCAGTGTGTGTTTGGAGATTGAAACCACACGCGACATCGCACGACAGATTCTACGACACCGCAGTTTTTCTTTTCAAGAATTTAGTCAGAGGTATGCGGATGTATCTGATCTCGGAAATATGTTCGAGCATCGTGAAGCAAGACTTCAAGATCCAAAGAATCGACAAAACAGCATTGAGTTGAATCTAGAAAACGTAGGAAAAGGCGGCGAAGGAGTTGACAGTACAAGTGAAGAGATGTTAGCAAGACAATGGTATGAGAAACAAACAGAGGTTATGAATATCGCATCGAAAGCATATAAATGGGCATTAGCGAATGGAATTGCAAAAGAGCAAGCACGATGTGTTTTACCAGAGGGTAATACTAAATCCCGCATGTACGTGAATGGAACGCTACGATCTTGGATACACTACATAGAATTACGTAAAGAAAATGGTACACAGAAAGAGCATATGGCTATTGCAAAAGAATGCGCTAAGGTCATTTCACAAATTTATCCTATTAACGCATAAGAGATAACGATGTCTGTATTTAATCCTCGAAAAATAGATAGCACAACACAGCCAGCATTTTTTGGTGCACCTGTCAACATCGCACGATACGATAAACAGAAATATAATATTTTTGAGAAATTAACTGATAAGCAGTTGGGATTCTTTTGGCGACCAGAAGAAGTTGATATCAGTCGTGATAGTAAAGATTTCAAAGCACTGACTGATCACGAGCAACACATTTTCACTAGCAATCTAAAGCGACAGATTCTTCTTGACTCTGTTCAAGGCCGAGCGCCAGTCGAAGCATTGTTGCCAATCTGTTCATTGCCAGAATTAGAGAACTGGATTCTTACATGGTCATTCAGTGAAACGATTCACTCACGGTCATACACTCACATCATTCGAAACATCTACAGTGATCCATCTAAGGTGTTTGATGAGATGTTGGATCTAAAAGAAATTGTAGACTGTGCTAATTCTATTTCTAAACATTACGACAATCTTATCACTCTCACCGATAATAGAGAGAAGTATGGCACTTACGCACACAAGAAGGCTTTGTGGCGCTGTCTGAATGCTGTAAATGCTCTTGAAGGCATTCGCTTCTATGTGTCCTTTGCGTGTTCATGGGCATTCGCTGAGTTAAAGAAGATGGAAGGCAATGCTAAGATCATTAAGTTTATTGCGCGTGATGAGAATGTACACCTAGCATCGACACAGCAATTGCTTAAAATTCTACCACGCGAAGATAAAGATTTTGAGAAGATTGCAGAAGAATGTCAGGAAGAAGTTCGTGCAATATTCAATGAAGTTATAGAACAAGAAAAGACATGGGCAAAGTATCTATTCAAAGACGGTACAATGATCGGATTGAATGAAGCATTGCTATCAGAATATGTAGACTGGATTGCTAACAAAAGAATGTATGCTGTCGGTCTATCGACAAATCGAGGCGGTAGTAATCCACTGCCTTGGACAGAGAAGTGGATTAGCGGTGCGAATGTTCAAGTTGCACCACAAGAGACTGAAATTACATCATACATTGTCGGTGGTATTGTACAGGATATAGGAGAAGAAACGTTTAAAGGATTTTCTTTATGATAAAGAAAAGTATCAAATGCATGTCTTGCGAAACAAGATGTGATATAATAATAACACAGTCAAACTTCGAAGATGAAGAAATAGAAGTTAAATATTGTCCTGTATGCAGTTGTGATATCGATGACGGCATGGATACGTTGTTTGATGAGGCCATGGACTGGAGTTGATGTATTCTAATCCGTGGTATTATGAGGAAAAAATATTTGATCCAGACGATGAATTTCTAGCACCATATGCTGGGTTTGTGTACATTATAATTGACAATGTAAACAATAAGAAATACATCGGCAAAAAGTTTTTCTGGTCTACAAAGAAACTTCCTCCACTTAAAGGAAAAACCAGAAGAAGGATCAAGACTGTACAGTCCGACTGGAAAAAATATTGGGGCTCAAGTAACGAATTGCTTGAGCAAATAGAGAAACATGGTCTTGACAAGTTCGAAAGATATGTGTTAAGATTGTGTAATACAAAATCAGAATGTGCATATTATGAAATGAAAGAACAGATGGACAGAGATGTTCTCCTGACGCATGAGTACTATAATGGTTTTGTTGGTGGAAAAATAAACGGTAGAAATCTACTAAAGGAGTGAGTTATGTTAGAAATGATTTTCTGGGTAGCAGTGGGCGCATTGATTGGTTGGAACTTTCCTCAGCCAGCATTTGCAAAAGCATTTCAAGATAAGATTGTGAGTTGGTTTAAAGGCACAGGTGAATAAAAATGTACACAGTTTATAGTAAAGAGAATTGTGGCTATTGTGTAGCCGCGATCGGTTTACTTGATATTAATTCTAAAAATTATAAAGTGATCAAGGTTGGCGAAGACATTACGCGAGAGGAATTCTTAGACGAATATCCTGATGTACGAACAATGCCTTTCATTCTAGCTGAAGATGGCGATGTCATCGGCGGTTTCAAATCTCTACAGGAGCATCTAGATCAATGAATAAAGTGACAAAAATCAAAAAGACGAATCAGACTGTTTATCCCATGGGATCAAGCGGCTCTATGCACACGCTGGTATTGAAGCCTTTTGATTTCACATCTAAGCGTGGAAGTCGTGGTGAGTTGATGCGCGTTAAGAACAGTAATCTAATTTCAGTGAATGAATACGCTGGCTAATTAAGGATTTATCATGGCAGAGATTATTAATGGCGAATTCATTCGCAATGAAACTAATATGAAATCAATGGGTGGCACTGAGCGCATGACAATGGAACTTGCCAAGCGTATCGACAAAGA